AACCTTTTTATGATAACTATTCGATACGTGAAATTACTGTATTAACTCAAGATTTTGAACATGTTTATCGAGTATTTAAATATATGGGAGTTAAAGATAAGTTAGTTGTTCATCATTTAGATTGTAATCATTCTGAGCGTTGTGAACATATTCGTTGGTTTATCAACCATAATAGAGATAAATTACCCAAATATGCTAGTAAAGCTCGTGCTACTAGAACTGAGATTGTAAAAATTATAAAATGAGATGTACAATTTGCGATGATTGGACGGGGGACGCCTTTGAATGTGATGTTTGTGAGGCGGTCGTTTGTGATACGTGCGTGATTGATGGCGATTCGGGAGAAGTGTTTTGTTCCGAAGATTGCCAATCTGAGACTTACGTGAATTAATTATCAGAATCTGATAAAATTGTTTTACATGAGTTAAATTCATGGATGATGAAAATACTTGGGATGCTACATATGATAAAGCGGTTTCTGCTATAGTTAGAGAAACTCTTACTATCGTAGAAGGGTTTTATGTTGATGCGGGACAACGTAATGCTTTACGTCGATTAATTCGTAAATCGATTTATGGGATTACCGATAATTTAAAACGGGATTTAGTGGACGAATTTACTGTGGAGCGTAACGATGTCTGACTTTAAAGGACGCAAAGATTTTCCAGAAGTCGCTGACGATAAGATTAAAATTGGTGACTATAGTGGGGTTAATCGACTTTCGGTTGTTGATATTTACTCTCCGAAAGCAGAACCAGAATTGAGAGATCAAATGATAGAACCTGTTAAAGGTGAAACCAATAAGTACGATTCTCCAATTTTGTCGCAACAGCCGGTAATAGTTCTTTCTGATGTTGAATCGGAAGAAGCTACTTTAATGAAGGCTATTGATGGTTATGTGGCTAAGAATTGGGAGAAAGACAATCATGCTCACGGTGGTGTTGAAAAGGCTACTCCAAAGATTCGTCATAAGCGTCAGATGAAAGAGTGGGAAAAACAACCTATACAAGATAGAGGCGGCGCACCCACACCACCGAAGCCAAGACAGTGGACGCCTGCGTCTTATGAAAAAGCGGATACTGTCGAGAAGGAAGGACGTAAAAGAGCCGATACTAGTGTCCATCCAGATAAACCACGGGGAATAATGTCAGCCGGAAGCAAGCATGTTGGACAAGGATTACATTTGCGTGGGCAAGAAGCTGCTAAAAAAGAGGCTGGCCCTGTTACCACCTTTAAGCCTGGTGATTCAGGCCATGCTGCAATAACGCGAGAAATGGCGGGACGGGCTTCACAGCAATATGGACAACAAGGAGACACTCCGAATCGTCCACTTGTGGCTCCATTGGATAAAGCTCATGTTGAGGAGCATAAACAAGAATCAGCGGATGCTGACGACAGAACTAATATTGGTGCGGGCTATCAAAGTAGGATGAGAGAAGCCGTCCATTCTGAGACTGGTGAACGGCACTTACTACCCCCATCTATTCCTCAAAGTGATGTAGCTACTCATAAAATACGTAAGAGTATGGATTTAGAAGAGCCTTCTCAGTCGTGGACATACCAAGGATAAATGCCAGCTAAGACTGAAAAACAGCGTAGATTTATGGGTGCTGAGCTTGCTCGCAAGCGTGCCGGTAAAAAGACTAAAACCGGCATGAGTGAAAGTAAGCTCAGCGAATTTGCGTCTAAGTCTATAGATACTATTAATGCTTATTTAGATAAAGCAAATATTCCTAGTGGTATCGATAAAGCTATTGTGTCACCGATACGTCAACCAGGTGAGCGTAGCGATGATTTTCGAGCTAGAGGAGCACAGGTTGATAAGATTTTTGCTAAATCGATGAATTTGATTGATGTTTATTTATTTAAACATGCTCAAATATTGCCTTGTGGTCATCCTGCTGAGGAAGGCTCCGAAATCGATAAGGCGTGTAGTGTGTCGGGATGTGATGTAACTGTCTCTCCCTCAACTGGAAGCTCCTATAATCTTACTAAACCTTCACGCAGTGTCTCCCCTGCTGCTGCCGCATTATCTAGTACACCAATTACTGACAGCACCACCGGAAAGGCGACTACTATTGGTGCGTTACCTGGCGGAACTACTTTTGGAGGTAGAACAACCTTTAGACATACGGCTACAGGCGCACCTGGGGATGTAGATGACTTCATTTAAAGAAGATCGAATTATTAAGTTAATAACTAAATATTTATTGAAATCCGTTAAACGGCTAAAGTGTGGACATAAAAAGGGTGATCCGAATCATTTAGAAGCTGCTTGAGGGGGCATTTAACCACCGTAGGGGGTTAATACACACACATGTTAGATGATGGATGGGAACTTCCTTCGTTAGACAGTATTCCTTTAACAGAAGAGGAATTACTTCTTTTAGATTGGATTCTATGTTCAGGGTCAGGATTAATTCCCAGTGCTACATTAGAAGACTTAATGACTCATTGGTCTTTCGTTAGATATGATATTTGGAAACATATCAGTGCTTTACACCGACAAAAGAAAAATGGTTCTACTGAGATTAATCGAGTACTTACTGAGTTATTTGAGATTGATGAGTTTACCGCCAGAACGTTACTAGCTCTTACTCCTACTACATTTAGATGGGGAACAGGAGCTGATTGTGGATATGCATTAAAGTTAAAACTTTATAGATTTCTTTCTAAAGAGGTAGAAGTAGATGCCAGCAGCACCGAAAACCAAACCGACAGTAATCCCAAAGACGAGTCCGAGGGTTCAACCGAATCCACAGCCTAATTTTGAACCTACTCGTTGGTGTCCTAATCAAATAGAAAAAATAGCTCCCATTGAGCCGTAAATGAAGCAGACTAAACATCAACCCGGCATACAAATACACCGTCAATTTACTACCTATAATGCTTTCCAAGACGCTTTATGGGAAGCATTTGATGATTTTTATTACGCTGATGTAGGTGGATATGGTAATATGCGGATGCCTACGCCTGGTAAGCATGTTGCGCCCACAAGGTCTTGGAATTTAGATTTTAATGATTGGAAACTACTCGTACAAGAACGCTGGCAAGTGGAAGCATCCCGTGATTCACAAACACGTGGAGCTACTTTGGAAGAATTTCCAGAGAATCTCTGGTATTATTTATATGAACGAATGTTAGATGCGACTACTGAGCATTATATTCCTAAGGGTAAGTCAACGACTTCTAATACTCCCGTAAATAATACATGCCCAGATCCAGGTTTACAGTCTTTAGATGCTACTCAAGGATGTTAGGTAAGGTATGGTGTTATCAAAGGTCAGGAAGGAGATTGGTAAAGCTAAAATGAAAGCTGAAGTTGAAATCAATCGGGCAGCTAATATTAAATGGTTAGCGGAAAATCAAGCAGACTTAATAGATAACTATCCGAATAGGTGGGCAGCTATTGATGTCGGCTTAAATGGACCCGCAGTTCAGTATGTTGATATTGAACTATTTGAAGTATTTAAAATAATGGCGCAACGAGAATCATCGTCTGCCACAATTTATTATCTATGTAATACATATCAACCACCCGTAGTATTGATGGCTCCGCCGGAGGTTTGGCAAAATGATACAGTCGAAATCTGATTTAGATTTTCTAAATGGTCTACATCTGATGATTGATTCTATTGAATCTTCTTATTTAATCAAAGATGATAAAGATTATGATGAGACTTATGGTGATTTGCAGGAACCATATGATGTGAAAATAGGTTCCGAGACTATGGGAGTTCGTAGGAATAATCCAGGGCTGGGGCTTAAACGAACAGATCAAAATGCTAGTGGCGCACCGGAATCTAGACGTGTTCCTCAAAAACACGGCATGATGACTGCTGCTGATGAAGAAGAGCAGGAAATTGAGGATAATCGTGGAGTAGCGTCTACGGATTGGGAATCTACTGATGGTTTGCCAGAAGCGGATCATTGGTGTCCTGACGTTCAGACATGGCATACGGCTGACCATGAGCCTGCTCAAGCTCCATCTGTACATGTAAATGTAGACAACAATGGTGATGATCCTTATCAATCTGAAAATGGGGATATTGAAAAAGGAGGTGTATTGGCGGGAGTTGCTCGTGCCGCTGCACCTGCCATTGGTCAAGCCGTTGGTGAGAAAATAGGGTCAAAAATTAAAGGTAATGATGACGATGTTACTAAAGGTGAATACGATCAAAATACTAATTTAGATCGTGAATCACAGGAGAATTCGGAAAGTAGTGTCGCTGAACCTTTCTTGAATAGATATGCGGTTTCTGACGAAGACGAGGATGAAGGGGAAGAAGACGTAGAAAAGGCTGTCACAATGTCTTTTGATAAATCTATTGATATCTTAAAGATTTGGGGTTCAGTCGATCGCATATTACCTAAAACAGAACTTGATATTGATTTAGTGGATGATATTAGAATTTTAAAGTCTTTTGACTTAGATGAAACTACTAATGTTGAAGATTTAGTAGAAGGAACATTAGTGCATAAAATGCTAGTTGATCGTGCTAATCGACCTACCACTGATTGGTGGGAATCTAGTATGTCTATTGCTAAATCTATTGATGTTGTTGATGAACCTGCTTTCTTCGCAGCATATTTATATTATGAACCGGATACGTTTAAATTAGACGATTTTATAGATTTAGAGAAAGCTGAAGTTACGCAAGGGAAGCCACAAGATCTTGAGATGATGCCTAATAGTAGTGGTGGTTCAGCCATAGATGGTCTTGGTATGTCTGCTGATGATTTAGACCATAATAATGGGCCTAAAGATGACGAGTGTGACGATTGAAAGCGTAAATCTCAGAAGTCTTCTGAGGATGGTGCTGTAGAAAAAGCCACTGATGGTAGTCAGGCTATTCTTGCAACAATGGGACCAGAAGGACCTGTTGAAATAGCAGCTTTACCTAGTCATATAAATGAAGCTACCGCTGCTAGAAATTCAGGAGCACGTCCTGCGAATTTATATGGTGCTCCTGGCCGGTAGATGCGTTATATGAATGTAGGAATTAATTAATGAATGACCTTGTTGCATTAGATAATTTAATTAAAGAATTAGAAGATGTAGACGTTATTAGTCTATATCAAGATAATGCGCATGCAATAGAACTAGCACATCACGATGATGTGTTTTTTGTGCGTTTAGATGGTAATAATCTTTATGCGGGGCCAGACGGCGATAAAGCTGCTTCTGTTTTTTATCATCAAGTAGCTCAAATTCATGATGATCAACAGAAAGGTTCGGATCCATCTTTTGCTGCTTTAAGAGAGATTCTTCAGGCACGTAATAGTCATGTTCGGGATATGTTAGCTGCTATTGGTCATGAGCATTTAGCGGCTTCTTTAAATGGTATTGAGTTTGCTAAAGAATTAAATTTTGATGGCTTCTTAGATGTTATTAAACATAATCGTAGTAATCTAGATGTTTTAGAGTTCGTCAATTATAAACCCGCAGAGACAGAGGGCAAAGAATGTCATACCTGTATCTTTTTCGCTGCGGGTGGTTATTGCACTAAATTAGATCTTCCCGTTAAAGAAGAGATGTATTGTGATCTTTTTAAGTCTGTACCTATGGCTGAAAGGAACGAAAAGTGGGCGGAAGTTTCTGAACAACCGTGGGAAGAACACCAAGACGACGAAGAAATAGAAGGTGTTCAAAAAGATGTTCGCAATCTTATTTATACGAGTGATGAAGATTTAGAGAGTCCCGCTAATCATAAGACTGATTATAGTAAGCCTAATGTAATTATGCGGGAATATGTTCCGGTTGATGCTGACGAAGGTTTTGCATTTTTAGTTAAAAATGCAGATTCGAATGGGGTGGAAATTAATCTACTTCAGCACGATGGGCATTGGTACGCTTTTAGCAAACAGCGTGATGTTTCTGAGTTGGGTGATCCTTTTAGCTCGGTTGGTGATGTATATACTCCGAAGAAAGTAAAGCTTCGTGCGGAGGATGATGCTCAAGGTAAGGAGAAGTTACAGGCCGATAGAAATCAGTTATCCGCTGCTGAACTATATGAGATTGAGGCTCAAGAGGATGATCAGGATATAGAAAAAGCTCTTCCGGCAGTGGTGGCAGCAATTCCCGCTGCTGTTGCTGGAACTGCGGCTAGAGTAGCTTCTGTAGTTCCTCAAGTGGCCGCACAAGCAGCGGGAACAGTGGCTAGAGCTGTTCCTCAAGTTGCAGCACAAGCTGCTAGAGTTGGAGGTCAAGCTGCAGCACAAGCTGTTGACGCAGTGACAAGTGATAATGTTGGTAGTGAGAGTGGAGGTAGTGGTTCACCTCCACCCCTTCCTCCGTCTGATGATATCTCTAGTGCCGATGATGTCGAAGTTAAGATAAATAAAAATGATAGGCGACCTAATCTAGTGGGGGCTACTAAGGTTCCCCGCCGTATTAAAGCTCAGAATAATCAATTTAGAAACTTAGATTATTCCGATATAGATGAAGGTCGTGTAGAAAAAGGATTATCTAATGAAGGTGGATTGGGAGTAGATGATCCTGAAGCTCTTAATGATGGTACTGCCGCTTCTTCCCAACATTATCGTCGAATGCGAGAAGATGAAGAAAATAAAAAGTCTTCTTTAGCGATGAAGGCTTATGCTAATCCTGAAAAAGATGCTCAAAAACCTATTGATCCTGATGAAGATGGACGAGAAGCTCTTTCTAGTGCTGAATCTGGTACCGGAACACAAGCTTTTTCATCTGGTGCTGTTATAGATATTTCTCCTGAAGAGACTGATGGAGTAAATATTAATACTAAAGCGTCTGGTGGTACTGGTGGTGAGGGTGTTGAAGGTGGGGGAGATGGAAGTGTCACAATGATTGCTCCCCAAGATGCTTCTGATAAGGATTTAGAGTCTGATTATGATTCTGATTTAAAACCTATTAAGCGTGATTTCCGTAATCCTCATGTTTCTAAAGAGGGAGGCGCAGGCGGTGGTGGGGGAGATGGAGGCGGAGGTGGAGGAGTCGGCACGAGTGGAAGTTTTGGTGGTGGTACGGCATTAAGTGTTGATGGTAGTGGTGGTGATGCTGTACACACAGATACACATGGACGTGTGGCCCGTAAGCGTACTTCTAATGGGCAAGAAGGACTAGATAAAGGATCTTTAAGTAAAGATAGTATGGATGCAGGCTCATATGAAGGAGTAAATACCACTCCATTGCCGTATCCATCTGATGATGATACTCGTCCACCTCGTACCGTAGAACGCCATAAACCTGGCGATTCTGAAGACGATGATGAAGAGCAACGGGCTTCAGATCAGGAGCATGAGATTCCTAAACATCAGCAACCTATTGGCCCTGATTATGCTAGTAGTTATGTAATTGCGGATGATGAAGATTCGTATAGTCCTACGCGAATATCAGAAAAACCAGAGAATGAGATTGTTCGACGAAAGTTTATAGATGAAGACCATCATCTACGAAGTATTAACGATAATGCAGCAGAGCAATATACGAATCTATCTATGCTTTCTGCTGATTTAATGAACCATACTTTAGGTAAAGGTGATACCCCTGAGGCTTTAGGGGAACAAGAAGCCTTTAAGGTTTTAACGACTAATTCTATCCAAAAAATGGATACTGGACGTACTTTAGTGGTTGCGGGATGGGGAAATTATTACATCGTCGATCGTGAAGGTCACCGCCTTGGGTTAGATGGTATGCGACGGGCGATAAATAATTTCTTAGGTAAGAAAGAATTTGCCAATATGAATATTTTTCATTCTGGAATTCAAGTTGGACAGATTCTTAAACGATTTGTAGATGCTACAGGAAAGGAGTGGGTGACCGAGGTTCGACCGGAAGGATTATTTATTGTAGCCGCCTTCAGAACTGATTTAGAAGTTTCTAGAAAAGCTATGGCAGAGGTCTTAAAAGGCGGAATGCGAGGCTTTTCTATTGCGGGAAATGCAAAAGATAAGAAAACTATTTGTGAACATGGTAAATGTTGGACTGAAGTGACTGACTTAGAGATTTATGAAGTAACTTTGTGTGTTACTCCAATGAATCCCAAGTCTTATATAACTAATATCATACAAAGACCGGATCCAATGGTCTGTCCAGAATGCTATGACGTACAACAATTAGAGTTTGATTCAAGTTTACGACCTAAATAAATATTAATTATTACAATTTTTTGGTAAAAATGTAGACACCTATAATATTTTCTACTATTATATATATTAGTCCTATTAGGAGGGGCAAAGTATGGCTTCCAATACTTCTGAGCTTCTGCCTATTTTAAAGGCTTTGCGAGAGTACATCGTCAAAGAGTATGGGGTGAATTATCCTCCTCATGTTCGTGGCGAAGATGCTTCTCAGAAAGCATTGCCGGATGATTGGGTAGATAAGTTGAATCCCCTTAGTGGTGGCGATACGGTAGGCCGAGATTCCCATGGTTCTAAGGGAACAAAGTCTACTAAAGCTGGTGCTCAGGGAACCGATCCATACCTCCATAAGAGCGATCTTGAGGCTATTTTAGCTGATTTCGCTAAGCATATGGTTGATGGACAGGCAGTGCAAGCTGGTGGCCCACGGGCTGATGGCATGCATGGAGCGGGAGGATATTCGTATCCTGGCGACTCCAGACAGATTCCTGAAGGTCTTGCTAAAGATGGTCATGAAGATGACGTTGAAGAAGAAGACTTTATGGAAGATGACGTTGATGACGTCGAAGAAGACGTTGACGACGATGAAGAAATGATGGACGAAGACGAAGACATGGAAAAAAACTATATGGCACGTAGTGCCGATGGTATTAATGAGCTTCTGAAGGACATCAAGGGTTTACTTTCTTCTCGTGAGCAAGAGAAGCAACATTATGCTTCGATGCAGGGTGAGATTAGTGAACTTAAAAAGTCCGTGCAGAAAGATGTTAAAGATGGCATCCGTAAGGGATTGAAGAGTTTCAACCTTAACCCTTCGCACGGCGATATGGCTACTCGCACTCCAATCTATGGAGAGCAACGAGAGCCAGAATTTTCCACTGAAATGCCCGATCAGCGCATAGGGGTGGAAGGAGATTCGTTCCAGAAGTCTGACGAAGAGCAAGTCGCTGACCAATTTATTGATGGCATCGAGCAAATCGTCCGACAGACGGACTCTAATGACCTCCGTGGTCACTTCAAACTGGTAAATGGGATGCGTAATCAGACTGGTGAGCTTACTCCCCAGACTCTGTATTACTACCCACGACCTTCAAATGGGAGGTCTAACTAATGGCTGACCTAAGCATTGCGCAGTATATATCTTCTGCGGAGCGAAATCTGCGTAGCTCACTGATGCCACCTGGGTATTTTGCTAAACAGACATACCTTCAGGTATCAGATGTGTTCACTGCAACTTATGGCCGAAAGGTTTGGGATGCTCTGAACAACCAGACAAGATTTTGGAACATTCTTCGGAAAGTTCAATGGGGACCCACCACTGGTTGGCGTTTGCGGTCTGACCGTGGTTCGGAGCGATCTCGCCCTGTAACCGAAACTGGTGCAATCCCAACCGTCGATGTTAGCAACTACGTCAATGTGGACTCTGCTCCACGTATCGTAGCTACTGACTTCGGTGTTTCACTCAAGTCCCAGATCATGAGTGGTCTTGAAGGTGGTATGGGGGATAACCTGGCAGTTGAGCAGGAAGCTGCTGCTAGGGACCACATAAAAGAGTTGAACCAGGAACTCCTGCTTCGCTCGATGACCATTGCCTCGACTGCTGGTGCCTCTGGTACTGGTGAAGTAATCTCTGCTGGTAATACTCTCCGTGTTGGTGACACCTTCGGTGGAACCACCATCGGTGATACTGCTCTTACTTATAACGGTCTTGACGCTCAAAGTGATGCTACCTGGACGGGTGGTGGATCTTTGACTGATGGTGAGATTGTTTACGTAAAGAGCCGCGCTGGTTTCACGTCTCTTGATGACATTGTCGAACAAGATGCTCGTGTTGTAGCTGGCGTGACTGTTACTAACGGCGTAGACGTATATAACCAAGCTGTTCGTGCTGCTGGTGGACACGTTGCTGCTGCTACCGTTCTAGGTAACAGTGGTACGGGCCGTAACCTTACGTTGGCCTTGTTGGACCAGGCCATTCGTGAAGTTCGTATCAACGGTGCTGACCCTGACGTAATTCTGATGGGTTATGATCAGTTTGACCGTCTATCATCTCTGCTGCAAGCTCAGCAACGTTATCTGGATTGGGGCGAATTTGTTGTCAAAGTAGGCGACGAATCTACCCTCCCAGGTTCTCATGCTGGCTTCCAGGTGGCTACTTATAGGGGCATTCCAGTCATCGTCGATCCTGATGTTCAGGGTTCGTTCACGTCTGCCGATACTAACCTTGGTAGCAATGTCTATGTCATGGATACTAGGTACTTGGAACTCGCTATTGCTGCTCCTACGCAGTATATCGACAACAGGGACTTCTTCCAGGCTAATGCATTCGTCCTACGTGGATTGTTCTACACCATCGGTGAACTACGATCCTTGCGTTTGGACGCACACGCTAAGATTACTGACCTAAACGCCTAGTCTTAGGTTTTTAGTCACTGCAGCGATAGGGGAGTTGGTCTTGTACTGACTTCCCTATCGCATCGTATACAATAAAATTTCTGATGCTGGAAGTAAGAGGGTGACCTCTGAGGGCGGGATTGGTGGTATCCAGTAAGGGAGTATTTTCATGGCTTTAACTATTACGGAAATCCATCGTTCAGTCTTTGGCAATAAGAGGATTCTTACGGCTGATATAGACTGTGATTCTAGTTATCCTACGGCTGGTGAGTCTTTGACTCCTACTGATGTAGGTATGATTGGCTTTGATATTGTTCTTTTGACTCCTCAATCCCTCAGCAATACTACGGATGAGGATGCAGCGGGAGACTTGGGATTTAGCCCAACGTTTGATTATACGAACAATAAACTGATAATGACCTATTCTGACCTTAATGGGGCCGCGGATGGACCAAGTATCCAGGTCGCTGACACTACTGATCTTACTGGTGTTCGTGTCCGGGCGTTGATAGTAGGTTTCTAACAACTAAATAATTCTTGGGCTAGTAGTACGAGTCAGCTCGACTATTGTTTTGATATTCATTAAAAAGGGTAGTCGAGTTTGGCTACCCTTTTTTGTGATTATAGGGAATAATAGGTAAAACTACGGAGGATATGGTATGTTTCAGATATTTACGGCAATTAGGTTAGGGCGTGCAATCCTTAAGAGGCTAAAAAATGTGGAAAATCGCTCAGAATTAGTAGCTTTACTTGTAGATGCTATGGGTGATGGGAAGATTAAACCTACTGAATGGTCGCAAATTGGAAAACAGTTAGGTGTTTTTGATACATTGGAGGACTAAGTGAATCTTTTAAGTAGATTAATGACTTGGTTCATGGTTCGTACTGCTGGAAATCAGATTGGCAAATTTGATTTTGGGGTAGTTCATTTTGGTTCTCGTAAAGCACCTATAGTGGCATATAAGCATCCGCATATAGGTGAGCCTAAGTTGTTTTATGTGGATGCGCAGACGTTAGATAAGTTAGCAGGAAGAGAGAATGACGACAGCAGCACTTAGAACTCAAATTGAACTAGAACAACCCCTACCTAATTTTAGGGGTTTTACTACAACTACGTCAGATGCTAATGCTTCTACTGTTCTTACAGTATCTTCGATTATGGAAGAAGCTAATCGAATTACTTTTGTAGTTGAATTAGGTGATTTATATATTAATTTTGGTGCCGTAGCTACTAGTGACGGCACTTCTATGTTAGTGCCAGCAGGAACAGGGTATACCGAGGAAGATATTAAAATCACTGGCATTATTTCTATTATGAGAGCCGGAACTACGAATGGCAGAATTCGTGGTTCTATTTGGGGCCGATAGTGCCTACATTACGTTCTTCAATTGAATTACTTCAGCCATACGAGAAATTTAAGACGTTTACTTTAACGACTAGTGGTAGTGCTGCATCTACGATATTAACTGTTAGTGATTATATGATTGAAGCCAATAAGATTACTCTTATTGTTGATAAAGATGATTTATATGTCAATTTGGGTGGGGATGCAACAACGGATGGAACTTCTATGTTAGTGCCTGCGGGTACGGGATATACGGAAACAGGTGTTTCTTTTAATGGTGCAATCTCTGTTATACGTGCGAATAACTCGAATGGACGAATTATTGGGGCTATTTGGGGCCGTTAGGCACTTAATTTAGGAGAATACTGATGCCAATTGACCGAGGATTTGAGTATAGGTTTTCAGAGCATGAATTTAGAACTGTTCGTGAGTCGGTAGGTACTCTTTCAAAGTTTATTCCTATTAATAAAACTTTAGCTTCTGCTAATACAGCGGAAGATTTAGTTAGTTTAGAGAGTCCTACTCTACCTGCTTTGAATTTAGTCACCAATCCTAGTATGGAAGTTGGAACTCCTCCTACTGGATGGACAGCAAGTGGCTCAACGATGACTCGCCAGACTACTACCCCGCGTACTGGGACATATAGTATGCGTTGTGTGACAGCAAATGCTGCTGCGTATGAAGGCGCATATTATAGCGTTACAGGGTTACCACGTGGTTGGTATTCTTGTTCTGCTTATGTGCGTCAAGATGGTGGAACGGTGATGGGTCGAGCTACTAGTGATGCAGGTGTTACTTTTTCCGATGGTCCGACCATCACTATGGCTGCTGACTGGAATGGTAGAGTCACGGTATCACATCAAGTAACTACAGATAATGCCACATTATCTTTTTATATTGTTACGAATACTCAACAAAATATAACTTATCTTGTGGATGATGCTCAAATTGAGCCTGCTTGGGCTTATGTAATGGGAATGGCAGGAACTAATGACCCTAATCCTCCGCAATCGATAGTTACAACTTTTGTAGACCCTCTTATTGAGCGTTTTTCTCGTTGGATGGGTACGGAAGATGCTTCAGTATCAGTTCGTGAGCCAGGAATGACTGAGATTCATGATATTTATTTGTATGCATTAACCAATGATGCGGTAATTGATTTTAATCGGACAGCTACAAACACAGGGGCTGCTGTAGGTTATGTACTTAAGGCTGGCGTAGCTAGTGCAATTAATCTACGACATATCGTTAAGCATAATATTAGTTTTAGAAACAATACGGATGGTCAAACGTGTGTCGTAGTCGGCTACGTGCGCGGAATCTAGGGCTAGCGTTAATACCTGTGAGAGGATAAAATATAGATATGGGTTTTTTCAACGTTTATACAACGTCTAATTCATATTTGTCAGATTATTTTCAGTACCTAACTGAACAATGGTCTAATGCAGATAACACATTTACTGGTGCTTGGA